GTTCCATACTATGCACAAACAGGAAAAACACTTAGAGAGGTGTTTGACGATGGAGACGAATACATAGATGATGGTAATATATCACAACATTGTATTATGTCAGGTGAAGTACAAATATGTCTTACAGGTCCTGGCAATGAATTAGATTTATATAGGATGGATGAAGAATCAGGTTTTGCTAAGTGGCTAGAAGATAAAGGTTATGATTACAATGATCCTAAAACAGGTGTAGGAGATGCAGTCATGGGTATGCCAGCTTTTGAATTGTTTCCAGACGACTCTTGGCAATCATTAGATATAATAATTAAAGAGTGTGATAACATAACAGCAGTAGGCTTTGTTGATAGCGATCTTAATATAATAGAGAACAAATCTACACGATATGATTACACATGGCAAGAACAATATACGGCAGAAAAATTAATGTTTAGTAAAGATCACAATTCAAGGAGTGCACCACTATGATATTTACCGATATAAGTGATGAACTCTTAGATATTCTTACGCCCTACAGCGATTGGTTTTTTAGTCAAGACTTGGAACCATTGAATAAGTTATCAGACGAAAACGAAAAGAACGACACTAAAGTTGATATGGAGTATTGTTGTGGACCTGAGTATTTAGCTAAGATATTACAAAAGGATGGCGCACATGTAGGCTATCCCGAAATCTCTAGAAGCTTTGATCTAATGGGACTAAAACACCTATGCCCTGACAACTTTAGAGTTAAACACGAACAAATGTCATCTACACTATTGGAGTTTCTAGGAGCTAGAAATGAGGCAGTTCATGTATACTATCCAGTTGATGGTTATATGGGGTGGCACAATAACTGGAACGCCTCTGGTTATAATATCCTTCTATCATATACAGAGAAGGGAGGCGGCTTCTTTAAGTACAGGGACGCCAAAACACATGAGATAGTCACTATGGATGATCCTGGTGGTTGGTCTTGTAAGGTAGGATACTACGGCAAGGGCAGAGAACCCGAGAAAGTGTACTATCATTGTGCTGGAACACACGAACCACGCATCACATTAGCCTATGTTATCCCTCAAATCGACATGTGGCGCAACATGATTGAGGATATCTCGGGCGAATCCGCAGATCATCTCTCCTAAGTTACTGATTTAACACCTAAAAAGAGTTGAAATCTTTTCATAAAGTGCTTGACTTTTGGTCCTATGCTTGCTATACTAACGGTATAATGAAGAAACAAACAATAAAAGGTGAGAATATGAGAGTAAGTAATTGGGCGAATGTAGGGCAAACTATAACATGGACATCAGGAGCTGGTGTTTTAACAGGTGAAGTGTTACAAATAGATGCTGGGAAAGCAACCGCTCACCCTACTATTAAGGCAGATTACTACTTGATTGGTTATGCTAAATGGCCGTCAGGTGGATGGAAAACTGCTTACCTAAACAGTAACGCAATGAACCAATTAAAGGTAGAAGTTACTTCAACTCAATTGGAACTCTTTTAAAATAATGCTTGACTTATGGTCCCTAGGGTGCTATAATAACGGTATAAAATGAAGAAACAAACAAAAATAGTGAGGACTAAATAATGAATATTCAAACTTTAAAAATAGAAATGTCAACAATGAATCAAGATGAATTGACTCAGATTGTGAACTTTGCAAATCAGTTGAAAAGCGGCTCAACGACATGGAACAAGTGTCATCAATTTTCAGTTGGACAGAAAGTAAATGTAGTTCAAAAGACTAAATCTACTTCTGCGGTGATTGTTAAGATGAACCCTAAGAAATGTGTTGTTGAAATGAACTGGCAAGGAAGAGGACTTTCAAAAGTCAATGTTCCTTACTCAATGTTAGAGGTGGCTTAATGTTAGAACTAATCGGATTGTTAGCAATAGGCTTTTTGGCATTTAAATTTTTACCAGGAATGTTAATGTTTTTAGTTAAATTACTTGCAGCAGGAATCCTAGTACTACTAGCCCTAGCTGTTTGGCAGACAGTATTTTCAAATGGAGTCTACATACTATGATATTTCCTTTAAACAAACTATACAAAAGAGACACGAACGGAAACATTCGTGAACTAACAGTCGAATATTCTAATGGTGTGATGAATGCTACTAGAACTATTGCAGGCATTAAAGACGGCAAACTAGTTACTAGTGGTTGGAAAGATGCTTACGGCAAGAACGAAGGTAAAGCAAATGCTACTACAGATGCTGAACAAGCACAAAAAGAAGCTCAAGCAATGTGGGATAAGAAAGTAGAAAAAGAATACTTTGAAGACATCTCACTTGTTGATTCTTACGATAAGTTTAAACCCCAACTAGCACATGACTACACTAAAAGACCTCAGTCTAATGGTTTCAGTCAACCTAAGTTAGATGGTATTAGATGTATTGCAAGAAAAGACGGCCTTTATACAAGAGCAGGAAAAGAGATTACAACTTGTAATCACATATACAATGATCTAAAAGCTTTCTTTGAAGAGTGGCCTGATGTTATATTAGATGGTGAACTTTATAATCACGCACTAAAATCAGACTTCAACAAGATTACAAGTCTAGTTCGTAAAATAAAACCTTCACAGGAAGAACAAGAAATGGCAGAAAAACTTGTTCAGTATCATGTATATGATATGGTAGATTTAGACAACGAATCATTTTCAGATAGAGATGCCTTTCTTAATGAAGACTTTATGGCTTGGCGTAGCAGTGATTGTATTAAATTAGTTACAACAACATGGTGTGATAGCCAAGACGAACTAGATACTTTATATTCAGAATACACAGAGCAAGGATACGAAGGACAAATGGTTCGTAACGACACACCTTATGAGAATAAAAGAAGTAAGAATCTACTTAAACGAAAAGAGTTTGTTACCGAAGAGTTTAATGTTGTTAAAGTACTAGAGGGTTCAGGTAACTGGGCGGGATATGCCAAACACTTTGAACTAGAGTTAGGCGATGGTAGAACTTTCGGTAGTGGAGTTAGAGGACAACAGGCTGTATTAAAAGCATTACTTGAACAGGAAGTAAAACCTACTTGGGTTACTGTTAGATATTTTGAGAAGACACCAGATGGTGTTCCACGTTTCCCAGTAGTAATTGACTGGGGTATAGGAGATAGAAATGATTGAGATATTACAAGAAGTAACTGACTGGGATGGCGTGAATATAACAAATGGAATATATCACGTTAACAAAAAGACTGGACACTTGGTTCAATACAATGACAAAGTCTTTAAGAGTCCTTTAAAACAGTTTAGTAAATCTAGACGTAAGTTTAAAAAGATCGGCGAACGAGACTAATCAAACACATCGTACTTGGAGAACCTTAGCCTCACTAGGGTTTTCCTCACGATGGCTACTCCAGTTAAAGATATAAAGTTAATTAACGCAGCCATAAATGCTGTGGTTTCAGCGTACTCTATACAAACTTTTATTATGAATACACTTAAAGGGAACATTATTATTGCTCCTATAAAAGTATCGAAGGATGCTTCTTTTAAAGCTGCGTTCAGTTTTTTATTTTGTGCCAATTGCCATAAACCTATCGAAGTATACTTTACCATTCCAATCATAGTAAAATTGTTTTGTTTTACCTGAGTACATGGTATCTTTAAGACCCACGTTCTCAATAAGAGCCTTCTCACTATCCACACAGTTGATACCATACATCTCTTCAATAACATTAGATGATTGACAAGCAAATACTGCATGTTTGTTTGCTGTTTTTAAATCCTGTAATGGAAACATCTGTTCTGCTCCCATTGTAATTACAATATCAACATTCAATTGATTAAGTTCATCAAAAGCGAAGGGAACATCTAAGTTCCAATGATTTAATTTTATGTATTCTTCAGTGCTATAATGCTTGTTAAAGACCTTAGAGAGCTCTAAAGCTTCTTTATCGATGTCAACTAGGTGCATTTCTCCTACGGACAAGTTCTCACACAGCAGTGGAACTAAAGGAACTCCTAACCAGCTATTTAATATAAGAATATTAAACTGCTCGTCTTTCATGTAATTGTCTAGGCTTTTCTTTAGCTCTTCAACTAACTAAATAGCCCCTTCCATAGTATTCGGATTAAGCGCCTGCCTAAAGTCATCGTGCTTGTGTTTCATTTCATGCTCGACTTTGGCTAAACCCTCTCCCCAATATTGCATACTGTTTAAAAAATTAAAATTTAACATCTTCTTTTCTTCCCATTGAATCAAATAAACAAACATATGGTATCTGTCTGTACACTTGTTTTTCTACATCATGCGGATATATGTACCCGTGATTGTAACTATAAAACCACCCTATTGGAAAATATTTAATTCTTGCTACACCCTTGTGCATGAAGAAGTTATCTATCCCCCTATAGTACCATAGGACCTTTTCCAAATGTGCTTTAAAATATAACGATATATTTTCTGTATCCAGGTTATCGTTCCATCTTAATACACTACTATTTAAATCTGTGAATCTATGAGGAACATGCTCTGTGTTCTTTGCCATAGTTTCTAAATCATGCCAATGTGTTTGGCCAAAAGCTAAGCAATCCTCAGGATCGAAATTAGCTATATCATCTATGTCTTTTTGTATGATAACATCTAAGTCAAAGAAAAGATTCTCACCCTTCTGTCTTACAACGTTGCTATCAAACAAGTACATCTTATTCCACCATTTTTCTAACTTGTTATCTTTAGGAAGAGGAATGACTACTATGTCTTCATCTAATCCTTTAGGACTTTCAGTTAAACAATGAAACGTAAACTTGTAAGACAAATTCTGCTTACAGGATTCTAATATCTTGTTAACATGCGCGGAGCCGTATTTGGTACCATGTTTAACCGTATAGATATTTAAATACTCTATGTGCATTACACCCAATGCCTCAATAACGCAGGGTCTGCTAACTCATCTTGTTTTGTGTGTCCTCTACTAGCATCCTCAAACGGTAGTAGATCAATATTAAATACACATACAATTGGAGTCTCTCTGTAAATGTCAACTTCTAAATCGTCATCGTCCCAACTACGGCCTCGGTTATACGAGTAAGCATAGTCTGCCGGGAAGTGATCCCATAGTTTCTTACCCCAGTCTCCCCATCTCCAAGAGTGATAATTATCTGTACCGTCTGTATATGTAAACCATATCTGTTCCTGGTGTTTTAATACATCGTCCCATATACATTCTGCCTGATCGTCGCTCCATACTTGACAACTGCCATTTGTGTATGCACCATGTGCCAATTTAAATCTACGAGTCTTCATTGGACGAGGATCTTGCCACCAAGATCTTAACTTAGTAGGCCGTTCCATGTTGTATGTAAGTAAAGGCTCTATGTCATTCTGTATGATTACATCTAAGTCAAAGAAAACAAAACGTCCTGTAGGTTTATCTTCAGCAAAGTTGTGCGTATTGAATACAAATGTTTTAGGTCTATCCCAACATCGTGCCATGCCATATTTAAATTCGTCTTTTTGGAACCAATACTTCGGGTGTATGTTTGGAATATCTGGGAAGTCTATAACCTTAATGTCATCATCAAAGCCTTCGGAGTCATCAGTATAACAATAGAAATGGAAATCGTGTTTTGGATCACAGTTTCTTTTTGCCATATTCTTTAATTTGTTTACAAAGTGAGGACCATATTTTGTCCCCCACTTGGCACATACAATATTAACTCTCACTTACTGCTCTCCTAACAATAACATAATCTGTACCGTATTGTTTGCCTTCACCTGCAAGCAACATTGTAATTTCAACACACTTTGGTTCGAAATTTTCTAAATCTATTTGAACTAATAGTGTGGAGAATTCTGAGTTGACTACAATAGGAATGAATTCCTCATCATTAAAACTACCTTCAATCACCGTACCATCTTTAACTTTTAACATATGCCTTCCTGTTCATTATGAATAACTATCGGGTTCAACTTTAATAAATTATTAAAATACCCTTTGTAAAAATCATTAGTAAAAATATCTTCTAATGTATAATTACAAATATTGTTCTTGTCCCAACTATACATCAACTCCGTCCTATGTTCTGGAGATCTGTCTGCTGAGATAATATTGTTTGCTACATGCTTACACGGAAATACATTTCCTTTAGCACTTAAATAAAATTGATTATTAATCTTACCTTCACATTTAACATGTGGAGCAAATTTTATCTTTCTCTCTTTATATATGTCGTCTTGTTTAACTGTCTGTAGAGTGTCAAGTGTAATGAGATTATAGTCTGGCATTTCACTGGTTTCCTTCGGTTCTATAACCACTTTCTCTGGTTCGATTTTATCATTATATA